TTTAACAATAGTCAAAATGATTATATATGGGTTCAAGGACAGTGTGAATATAGTAATAATCATATATTAAGTAATAAGAATTGTGAATCGTGTAATAATAAAACGGTTACTTATATCGATTTATTTAAATTACATTTATGTATAGTTCATAAGAATGAATATCATTATAATTATTTAATACAAAAACAACAATTAAAAAAAGAGCAAGAGAAAAAAATAAAAGAAGAAAAGAAATTGGCAAAGATTAAATCGATGCAATCCGTAACAAAATGTTCTCAAATTACAAAAAAAGGAAGCCAATGTTCTTTCAAGGCAGTAAAAGATGGGTTTTGTAAAAGGCATTCTGTAACGACAGAACATGTAGAACAAGAACAAATTATAACGATTAATGTTAATGTTTAAAAATTTATTATTTAAATATTTTTAAATAATAAATAAATGTCAAGTGAAAAATTAGATACGAAGGAAGAATTAATACAAAGAATTAAAGAATGGTTAAAAATAGATAATGATATTATTCGTTTAAATAAAGATTTGAAAGACATGAAGAAAAAACAAAAACAGTTGACAAACACATTGGTGAATGTAATGAAAACGAATCAATTAGATTGTTTTGATATCAATGGAGGAAAAATATTATATAAAAAGAGTATATCAAAAAAGCCAATTAATTCAAAAATGTTGTTAAATACATTACAAACATATTTCTCTACAAATCCTTCGACGGCGAATGAAGTAACTGAATATATATTAAATAGTAGAGAAAGTGTAGTAAAGGAAACTATAAAAAGAAAAATAGATAAATAAATTAAAGTTTAAATAAAAAATACTTTTTTATTTAATGATTGAAGAAGATATGAAAGATGTAAATGAATTGTATCATTCATTAGAAATTCCAAAAGACAATTTATCTTACAACTATCCGGGATTGGAATATTTTAATGAAGAATTTCCCACTCATTTAAAAGAAGATGATAATGTTCATATCTGTGCATATAATATAAATAGTTTGAATAAATATCCATTTATACAATATTTTTTGTATAAACCGTATGGTGAAACATCTTTTTCTTTTCCAACAATTATATACAAAAATGATATGGATTTATTAACAAAATCAATGACTGTCATTAATGTTTTATGTTCTTCTTATTATAAAGATACTTTATTTAATTATAAAGGGTTTATTCAAGAAGAAGATGATGTATATTTATTTTTCGATTGCAGTCATATGAAAATAGACACTGTAAAAATAAATGAATTTAATGATTTATGGTTAGCGATTATTGATGAAATTATTAATTATAAAAGTGTTTATGGATTTCATATAGATGATTATGTTGTTGATTTGTTTCATAATTATGAAAAACTTTCTTATCTTACAGATGATGAGGATTCACATCATCCCATGCCTATTATTGGATATTCGAAATGTGATGTTAATGCAATTGATTTTATCTCTACTTTTGGGATTCAACAAGAGAATCGTTTTTTAGGTAATTATTATTACTTTTCTGATTATGAAACTGTGTTAAAAAAAATAGATGTCAACACAAAAAAAGTTGGATTCATTCGTTGTGTTGTATTTACAGAGAAAATGAATATCATTTCTGAGAAATATACAGATTCTATAACAGAGAAAATTGTAGAATGGAAAAATAATTTATCTCTACTTTTCGATAGTGTATTATATATAAGCACAGAAGATTTGTTATGGGGAATAAAGAATTATAATCAATATTTTGTTCTTTCTGTACATGTTAAAAACGTGTAATCAGATAATATAATCGATAAATAAAAGAAAATCAATGAATAAGAAGAAAAAGTAAATATATTAAATATGCATGTATATAATGAAATTATCAAAATTTAATACTTTAATAATGATACTTATATTTTATTTAATAATATATTATTCATTAGAGGCAATTATTTATTATTATAATCCAGATGGATTAATATATTTAAAAATTTATGGAATGTATTACCAATTTTTTATTCTTATATTATTGATTGGTATTTCGTTAAATTATTTTGTTGGTTCATCAAACATTCCTGCTGAATATATGAGTTATAATAATTTATTATCAGAAAATGGATGTAATAGAGAAAATTGTAATAAATAAGAATGAGTTATTTGCATGATATAAATATCAACATTTATATCATGGTATTATCAAAAATTTATACATTATTTGTAGTTTTTTGTTGTTGTATTATTCTCTATATTTCATTTTTTGTGATTATAAATTATTTTGATTCATCGAAATTAATATATTTAAATATGTATTCTATATATTATTTTTGTTTTTTATTAACATTAATTTTAGCTCTTATTTTTAATTATTATATAAATAGCGATGATGATATTAAAATACCGGGATTAAATATGACAAATGAATCATCTGTTCAAGGAATTCCCAACTCAACTCTTAGTCAACCTATTCCTGTCCTGAATCCTGCCCAGATTCCTGATGCAGAGGTTAGTCAAACTATTTCTTCTTAGTCCGCTTTAAATGATATCTTTTATAATCTAAAAATTGAAAATAAAGTTATATCTTATACAATAAGTAATATAAAGATGGAAAGAAAAATCAACAAGAAGATTGAAAATTATTTGTCAAATTTTAAAGATTCAATTCGAGACAAAGTTTCTCAATTAAATAACGATGAAAAATCACTCGATTGTTTATTACAATTTATTTATGATTATGACCGACTCATTATTGATAAAGAAGATTTGGCGAATCGCAAAAGAATAAAAAATATTGTTCCTTATTGTGATAGATGTAGTTCAAAAAGAGCAAATAATGAACAATGTACACGAAGAAAAAAAGATGGATATGATTATTGTGGAACTCATATTAAAGGAACGCCACACGGTATTATAAATGTAAATGGTGACATTGATGTGAATTCCACTCAAAAAGTAGAAGTATGGGCACAAGATATTCAAGGTATTATTTATTATCTAGATAAAAATATGAATGTTTATCAAACAGAAGACATTGTGTCTAATAAACATAATCCAAAAATCATTGCAAAATATGTTAAAAATGGGGAAACATATCATATTCCGGAATTTGGTATTTAATCATCTTCCTGTCCAAATCTTTAATAAAGGAACATTGATTCTTTTCTTCGATAATCGGTCTTTACAATAATCATCGTATGAATAACCCCATTTCATATATGTTGAAATAGAACCAAGTAGAGAACATATTTTGCTTGGATAATTCAAGCAAAATATAATTCCCATTATTCTTTCCAAACAACATCTATCTGACCTATTTTTTACTACATATAATAAAGAGAATAAATTATATTTTTCATTTATAAAAGATAGAAAATTATAAGAAATAAAACATTGACATCCAAAACATCCAACCCAATCATCCTGATTCCATTTTAAAACAAAATTATCTAATTCAGTTATTTTTTCTATTATTTTTCCATTATTTTTTAAAACACGAACCAATCGTTTTGTATTCTCTACATTTTCTTTTTTTTCATTTTCAAAATGCCATAAAGGCAATACTGGAATATTTATATTTTGAAATTTTATTTTTTTTTGAAAGAAAACACTATCGTGTATAATGACTGCTTTTTCAAAAAAATGATGTTTATGAAAATAATAATAAGGTAATAATTCACCTCTTCCTGGAAATTCCGATTGAATATAATCAACATTTGGATAATTTTCATATCCTTTTAAAAAATCCTTGTTGCTATTATCATCAATTACTATTATTTTATATTTTTCTGAAGAATAAAACCGTCTTATCGATTGAATACATATATTCCAATATTTATTTGTTTTTTCAGAATTTACATGACGTGTTATAATAAATCCATATTTTGGAATATTCATTATATATTATATAAAAAATAACCCCAAAAATATTATTTAATACAACTATCCTAAAAAATATTTAATGAATCAATATTCATAATATTTGTTTTCTCTGTTTTTGGTATTTTCTTTCCTTCGATAAAATATTTATTAAATTCGGGTCTTTTTAATTGTTCTTGTGGTGTATGTTTATGAACGGAACGAGCAATCATTTTATATAATTTAAAATCTTCGTAACGTTCATCCCCATTCTTTTTATAGAGAACATTTAATCCATTGTCATCTTTACACCATTCCACAATTAATCTTACAATAGGCGAACAATCATCCAAGTCGTCTAAATCTTCCATATCATCCACTACATAATCAAATATGGAACACGCTAAACGACATAAATCAAAACTAAAATTAGGTTCGATTCTTGGTTTCGAATCATTAAAAAATGGCTCACAATTATATTGTGTTGCTGCATCTTCTCCTTTTTTGAAACTATCACTAAATAAAATCTTATTATTTACTTTATAAATACTTCTTCCAAAATCAATAACTTTAAATATTCTTCCATAAGTAGGAACTTTATAATGTTTTTTATTATAACAATAATACAAATGTTTTTTTTCTGTATGAACAAACATTATATTATTTGTATGTAAATCATTATGGGTAAAAGAAAAACATTTTTGATAAGTTATTAATATCATTATTATCTGCATTAACGTAGTGAACCATTCGTCCATTGTTTGTAGTTGTTTTTGCAAAATTAAACTGTCGAATGTATCAATACATTTTTCCATACAAATCATATTTACTGGAAATTTGGGAATCGTAGCATATATAGGCGTATCAATCGTTTCATCATCATCATCTTCTTCATCTTCTTCTTCATCTTCATCTTCTTCTTCTTCTTCATCATCCTCTTGCTCGCTATATGAAGTTCTTGAAGAACAAGAAGAATTACTTTTTAAAGAAAAAACTTTTGAATTCTCGAAATCAACTTCATAATCTTCCAACTCAATAGATGATTTCTCAGTAGATGTAAAAACATCCTCAAACATTTCATCATGAATAGACGAAATAGAAATATTTGCTTTCTTACTATGATTAATTGTAATGGGTGGTAAGGATTGAAGAGGTTCAATTAATTCATCATCGATAGAAAATAAATTTTTGTTTTTATTAAAAAATTCGTATTTTATTAGATATTCCAAATCATCTGCAATATTTAATTTAAAATTATTTTTGATTCCAACAAAACTTCCAAAAAAATCAATACCATGAACAAAATTATATTCATTTAGTAATTTACTTGAAAGAAAAGAAAATAATCCATCTACATAAGCAGAATTATTAATATCATTTATTTTATCATCAATCGTTGATTTTTTCTCTACTTGACTAATATTTGGAAGTGTAAAATCATTTATTTTATTATATTTTCCAATCATATATTTGAATGGATCCAATATTGGTGCAAATTTAATAAAAACATTTTGTTTTACAACTTCTTCGTTTTGTTTTATAATAAAATCCAAATTGTCGTCAGAAATATTTATATCATAAATGTATTTTGAATGATTCAAATTAATATTATTAAAATTGGTTTCATTTAATTCAAAAAAATTCTTATAAATGGGGATATAATTTTGTATTTCGTCGAAATGAAAAATATCTGCATTTTTACATTTATCAAATAAAATGGTATTCTTTCTCTTTTCATAATTTAATTGCAATGAATTCATTTTAGCTAAATAGTATATTATTTATATTTCTTTTAAACTTATATTTTGCGTAATATAATTATAAAAATATAGATTTATAATTATAAATGACGTTGGAATTGAAAAAATTTGATATGAAAAATATCAGTTTTAAACCCAATGAAATGAAAGCACCTGTCTGCGTTTTAATTGGTAGAAGAGGAACCGGAAAAAGTGTGTTGGTTCGTGATGTTCTCTATTATCATCAAGATATACCGATTGGCGTAGTTGTAGCGGGAACAGAAGAAGGAAATGGATATTACGGAAAGATGGTGCCAAAGTTATTTATTCACAATGAATATAATACAACGATTATAGAGAATATATTGAAAAGACAAAAAACGGTTTTAAAGCAAATCAAACGAGAAATAGAAACGTTTAAAAAAACAAATATCGACCCTAGGTCGTTTGTTATATTAGATGATTGTTTATATGATGGAACATGGACTAGAGATAAAATGATGAGATTGTTATTTATGAATGGACGACATTGGAGAATCATGTTGATTATTACAATGCAATATCCATTAGGTATACCTCCTTCATTAAGAACCAATATTGATTATGTATTTATTTTAAGAGAACCTTATATTTCTAATCGTAAACGAATATATGAAAATTATGCAGGAATGTTTCCTACATTTGAATCATTTTGTCAAGTAATGGATCAATGTACAGAAAATTATGAATGTTTAGTTATTAATAATAGTGCACAATCGAATAAATTATCTGAACAAGTATTTTGGTATAAAGCAGATATACATAATGATTTCAAGTTAGGAAGTAAAGAATTTTGGGAATTAAGTAAAGATATGAATTCAGATGATGAAGATGAAAAATATGATCCTAATAATACAAAGAAAAGAGGTCAAGGACAGAAAATTAACGTTAAAAAAACAAAATGGTAATTTAATTTAACGTCTTCTTCTCGTCCTTCTTCTTTTTCCTCCTCCATATCCATGTTTTTCTTTTAATGTTTGTTCAATAAAACGATGTTTATTCGTCACATTTCGAAGATTAGTTTTGGCTCTTTCAAGCGCACTTCCAATCGGTTTTGTAATACCAAATATTTCTTCTAAAATAGAAATATTATGAGTTTTCTCACTACTATGACTTCTTGAACGTCTTTTCTCGCCGCTATGGCTTTTTGAACGACTATGACTTTTTGAACGACTATGACTTTTTGGCATTATATATAATTATAATATAATATTATATGGGATTAAATACTATATCTCTACCATCATCATATACATTTAAATCGCCTATTTTACTATATCCTAATGAATGATAATTTATTTTTGGTAAGTCATCTATCAAATCAACAATTATTTCTAATGCTTCATCTATATTATATATTTTATCTGTATCTTTGCCTTGTAATATTTCTCTTGTTCCATATCTTGTTTCATAATGTACATTTTGAAATAAATTAAAAAAAGGACGACGAATATATTGTGGCAATCTATTAAAAATAGATTGACCACCATCGTGCATAGAACGTAATATATTATTAATATAATAAATCAATCGTAAATCGTGACTTTCATTTTTTCTTGAACTATTCATATAGCTATTTTGAGAATTTGGATGAGTTGGATCAACTAACCATGTAAATCCTTTTGATTTACCACATTTTTTATCAAAATTACATTGTGGATTATTACATACCATCGTATAGATTTTACTTGAATCTATATCACTAGTATTAAAATAACATCGACCATAATCAATAATTTTAACTAAATATTGTGATTGAAAACGAATTACTTTACGTTTATAATGATACATATATTCAATATATTTACCATCTATTGGTTTATATATTAAAACATTGGACGCGTGTAAATCATAATGTGTGAAATTATCTTTGATTAATACCAAACAATAATATATTTGAAATAATACATTTATTAATTCATGAATCCAAAAATTGATATAATCTCGATTACTTGATGATACATACCATTCTAATGTTTTAGAATCGTGCAAGTATTCGGTTAACAACCCAACTTTAGAAGGTGTATTACACGCAAATGATAATGCATCATTTATTTCTCTATAACTTATATTTTTTATTTTTAAATCATCAAGAGTTTTTTTAGTTAATTTTTTCCATTTTATGTTATTATATTCATCTGGACCCACTTGGGTCGTTACTATATTGTATTTTAATCGTATATCTTCAATATAACCATATGTTTCTATAAAAATAGGCAACTTTTTTTTAATCTCATTAATAAAAAAATGTCCCACAAAATATTCATACATTAAATTATCAAGTGTATCTAACGATTCATAACCTGAATGTATGTTAATTCGTTTTAAAATAGCATTTGTTTTATATGATTCTCTTTCATAATTAATAACATCTACAATACCATTTACACCATTACTTACAGTACGAACGTTAGTAGCATATTTAAAATTCTTTTTTAAATTGAAAAAATGAGTAATATCATCGACTTCTCTACCAAACGCAATACATATATTTGAATTAGTACATATTGTTTTTAATGTGTTTAATTTTGTAAAATCAATAGAGCTAGAACTATTTGATACAATACTATTCGCTTCATCTTCGCCTTCAGATATTCTCATCAAAAGACTTCTAGAACTTTTTCTGGAACTTTTTCTGGAACTTTTTCTGGAACTCTTTCTGGAACTCTTTCTAGAAGAAGATGGGGCATTTGTTTGGTTTAAATCAATTTCCAAAATTAAATATTGATAAACATCGGTTGGTATGTTATAATTATTTAACAAATCAATAAAATTTTTGTATTTTTCATTTTGCAAAACGGTTTGATTGTAATTATTTTTATATTGAATTACATAATATCCATATTTATCATCTGTTACTTTATAATCATCATCATTAATTATTTTTGCAAAACAATCAATAAGATTCATTCCATTTATTTTAATCTTGGTTCCTAAATAATTAACATTTTTTATGTCTTCATTACAGTTTCTTCTATTGATTCGATTATTTGGGTCAATACAAGAATACATATTGATTCGAATAATAGAACGTAAAAAAGAAACGACTTCTTCTTTTGGATAAGTATACTTACTTAGACCAATTTTTTTTACAAAAGCGTTGAAATATCTTTCATGTATTTTTTGATGTGTAGGTAAAATATCCTCTACTCGATTTTTATATGTTTGCCTAGGTAAACTCATATAATATAATAATATTAATAATTATTTATTAGGTCTACGTCTTTTTGTTTTTCTTTTATTTGTTTTGCTTTTATTTGTTTTACGTTTATTTGTTTTACGTTTATTTTTACGATTAAACATTTCAATGTCTCCGCCATTAGATGGTAATACTTCATCATAATTAAATACCGGACCAAAATCTAATTTTAATCGTGATTCTATTTCATCATCCTCATCATCCTCATCCTCATCACCATGAATATTGTTATCCTTATACTCGTTATCTTCAATATATTTTTTAATTTCATCAAACTTTTCATCTTCCTTACTTTTAATAATTAATTTTGATTGTTCTAAATTCATTCTAGACGCCAATGCCATTTTTGTTGCATATTTTATTTTCATAAAATATGTTAAAATATTACCCCATTCAGCCATAGTAAAAAATTTAGGTACATATTCTTGTTGTATTCTTAATAATTCCGACTCATTATTTTCAATACTCTCGTCAAATTCATAGATATCTAATTCATTATTAAATTTAATAAACGAAACATAACCATGATATTTATCAATATTTTTATTATCTTCGTTACACAATTGTCTATGATACTCATTATAAACACGATTAAAACCATTTTCTTTTTTATTAAAATTATAAGCATCAATATAAATAGAATTTTCACTACAGTAATAATTATATCTTTGATATGCTCTTAAAAGCATTCTTGGAATATTTTTACTACCAAAATATCTTTTGTCGTTATCTATAACTGGATTCAATTTTTGTTGGTCGAATAGTATTGGAAATCTAGATTCAATATATGATGGATTATTATAAAATTCACCATCAATATATTTTCCTTTTAATTTTTTAATATTTTTTCTGTATCCAAGTTTTTCTTTAGTCCAGTTCCACATATATAATACTTATACAATTATATTTTCGAATACATTTTATTCAAGTATGGGTTATTCATGAACGTTTGAGGTTTGATTCCTTGTGTTTCATATCCACATAATAAATTCTCTTCTTGAAAATGAGGAATAATTTGTTTGATTACATTATAAAAATTAAATCTCGACAAAAATCCTAAACCAACTAATTTAATGATATTCATATCTTTTGCTGCCATAGGATTATTTTTCAATACATAAATAACTACTTTTTGTTTATGTAAAACTTCAAACATATATTTCAACCATAAAAACCGATACTCTGACCCACAATAATAAATTGCAATATCTCTATAATTGATTCCCATTTTATGAAAATTTAAAGTATCGATAGGATTACTTGGTAAAATAATTCCTTCTGCAACAGATAATGTTCCATCCCAATCAAAAATTGCTATTTTATTACGAATTATAGAGAAAGACCACTTTATTAATTCTTCTGCATTCTGTAAAGAAAACCCAATATTAATAGAACGTTCATTGTTTCTCAGAGAAATTAAATATTTTGCAAATTTATTATCTGGATTTTTTTTTAAAAATTCTTTGGTAAATTCTTTCGGGTTAGATTTATTTAAAATACTTTTATTAGGTTTATCCGGAATATAAATAGTATCTACATTTTTCAACATTGTTTTAAATTGACGAATAATATCTGGTTGATTATCATAAAATCGAATCGATACATTTTTATATTTTACAACCATAAAATATAAAATTATTTATTATTTTCTTATTTTCTTTTTATTACGTGTAAAAAACTTTGTTAGTTTTTATTTGCAAACGGTCCGCTTTGTAATAAACTTTGTCCATAATCCGTCTTTCCTACAACAATATTATCTCCTTCAAATAATTCAGATCGAATATCAGAAGAAGTAATTTCATTCTCATTTCCTTCATGATTATCCAACAAACTCTTTTCTTGAGTATTCATATTATTAATACCAATTAAATTTCCATTTTTATCTATACTTTGCGTAAGTGTAGACCCAGTTTTTTTCGCCTTTTCTATATTCTCTTCAATTGCCTTTTTCTTTGTTTCCTTCACTCTCTGTTCGAAAGCATTTTTTGCAAAAGCTTCATTCTTTGTCTTTTCATGCATCAATTGATTCAATTCATCTTCCATATATTCAACTCTTCCCGTTTTATATGCTTCCGGTTCCCATGGCATCCATAATCCAACAGGTCCTACATATACATCGTGATTCGGATCGATTTCTCTCAACATTTTACATCTCAATTCTGCCTCTTCTAGAGAAGGATATACTCCTCTCACCTTAAGACCTCTTGTAGAGGTTTGAAAGTTATGTTTAGAATTAAAAGAATTCTCCAATTTTTCTTCATTTTGGTCAATAAACGTTTTGTATTCATCATCTATGTTCGACTCAATCAATACATTTCTCTCTTCTTTAACAAATTCATTAAAATCATTTGTTAAATCTTCAAAATTTAATTTATATTTATAAGAAACAAAGTTTAGAAATTGTAGAGACTTTTCCATTGACTTGTTAAAATCCCACGTTTTCAAAAATTCTTGAAAAAAATACAAATCCTTATTCTTTATAATTTTTTCTGGTGAAACAAAAGAAACACATACAAACTTTTGTCCGGCAATCGGTTTATCTTCTTCAAGCAAATCGGCATAAACTTGTTTTTTAGTTTCTCTATTAAAAGTCATATTATAAGTATTTTATTTTATTTAAGTTTTTATTAATTAATAATATTTTCTAATAAAATATTATAATGTTTGATGTTTCAGAAATTATAAAGAGAATAATCAAGTATTTAGTCGAAGGTCTAATGGTAGCAATTGCCGCATATGCAATCCCGCAACGTTCATTAAATATGGAAGAAATCACATTGATTGCCCTTACTGCGGCAGCAACATTTAGTATATTAGATTGCTATGTGCCTAGTATTGGTGTTTCTACAAGAACGGGAGCAGGATTTGGTATAGGAGCGAATATGGTTGGATTTCCTGGTGGTTTAGGAATGTAAATGAATCAATATCGATTAGTTTAGGAAATTTATCTATGTTTCTTTTGAAGGTGATATCTATTAATTAATCTTGAAATCTCTTCTTGTGCATGCTGTCTATTTTCTAAAGTATTTTCATATTGTGATTCACCACGTAAAACACGAGGTCTATCATTATAAAAATTCCATTTAGAAACATATACACCGCTAGGTTCAATTTCTCCACTATTACTTCTTCTTGCCATTGCTGGAACTTCAATGACTTCTAATGGGTATTCATACACACGCCCTCGGCTTCGACTTCGACTTCGAGTTCTACCACGACTTCTACTTTTTCTTAAAGGAACATTTGCATTATATCGTTCAAACGAACGACGCGCAGTTTTGTTAGCGTTTCTCCTTCTCATTAACGCTCTTCGTTCTTCAGCCATTGTTACTAATTGATTTAATTGTCTTTCTAACGTTCGAGGACTTTTTCTTGAACTCATATAATATATACAATATTATAATAATTATAATATTGTCTTCTTTTACAGTTATATATATATAATATGGGAGGTGGATTATTTGGAACGCCATTATATCTAAATATAAAATGCTTAATATTTTCATTAACTATATTAATCATTTATTGGTTACCTCATCCAAGCACACTTGCGCATAATATTGTAATGGGATTTTTATTATCAGTTTCTGCATACATTGCATTAGCGTGGTATGATGTATTATATAGTTGTAATGATAGATTAAAAGCTACATTTTTAGGATGGCTTTCTAAACCATTCAAACCGAAAGAGTATTCAGAAAATTACGAAAAGTTACCATTAAAATATAAGAAAATGATAAGATATATAGATATTTTTGTTTTGGTTATTATTTTGATAACCTTTTTGTATCCATTTTTTATGAAATAATTAATGACGTGTATTCGTTCTTCTATGATGATGAGGTGTATTACGTGTTCGTCTAGTTAATCTATTATTTTCCATTCTTCTGTGTGCTACAGTTCTTAATCTATTTTCTTGTTCTCTAGCAAATATTCCTGCATCAACTCTTGCAGTAAATCCTCTTAATCTTCGGTCGCTGTCATCTCTATGATTTACAGTAGAGTGTCTAATTCCACCCGCGCGAAACTTTCTCGAATGTTTGGAATGTCTTTTCATATATAATATATAATTATATTGTTGGAATAAATTCCCAATTTAATTCAAAACAAATTTTACTCCAAATAGTATCTTGTTCGATTAATTTTTCTCTATCCTTTAACAAAGGTATTTCTTTTAAATAAGAAGTTTCTCCAATCAATTCAAACAATTTATATAAAACATAATAATAATGAAGAAAGTTAACTCTATAATCAGGACAATGTTTTGCATAAGGATATTGAATCTCAATGAAAAAATTACATAAGGTATCTTCTAATTCTTGAGAAATGATGGGTGGTTTGATGCCCAATTTATCCTTGATAAAGTTAATATGTTCATAATATTTGTTATAACCTAATTTTTTTAATAATAATTTGGTATCATTATATGTTAACGAATGGATATATATTCTTTCTTTTTTTATTTGATTTTTTAAATTATCGATAACTTCAATTGGAATTAATGTAGTTTCTTTGCCTTGAAACTGTGCTAATATTTCTTTAAAATGATTAATTTTTTTGTATGCATAAAAGCAAACTTCTTTAGGAGGTTCTTTATAAGAAGGTTTATCATTTTCGATTAAATATTTAATATTACGAAAACAAACATTACAAATCAATACACCTTCATCATCCATTGGTATTAATTCTCCTTTAAAACAATGATTACAAATGTCACTTTGCATAACAAAGTCATCCATATTAAGGAAAGAATCATCAATATTACTTAGATATTTAGAAAAAATATTATTATTTGTCGAATCCATTATTTTTTCAGAATTATTAATTTTGAAAAAACTATTTAGCATTGTATTTTTATTAGTAATTTCACCTTGAGATATTTTTTTCTTATTTTCAAAATAATCGAATATGTATTTAGAATTATCAAGAAAATAATCTATTTTTCTTTTTTGTAAAAGATGAATATTTTTTTTTAATTCAAAAATATTATCTTTTATTTCCATAACTTGTTCAATTTGTAGAGAAAGAGAACCATTTTCATAAGAATTCAATTTCTCTTGTAATAATGAAAGGTCAAATTTCATTTGTGGAAGTTTATCATTTTCATCTTTTTCGAAAGTGTTTAGGAATTCATTATGCTTCACATCCAGAGAAAAATGTATTTTTTTATCATTTTTTATTTTTTTTACTGGTTTTGGTTTAAATGATTGCATATATAATATTTCTTATATTATTTAATTATTAATTTAAATAATATAATTATTTGCATAATATTAACTCATACAAATAATAAGTTTAAACAATAAAATAGTTATTGTAAAAATATTAATGGATATGAACATTGTTTTAGAAAACGGAAATAACATTTCTATAGAAAATATAAAATTTCAAAAAATGTTATTTATATATAATGCTGTAAATAGTGGTTGGTCTGTAAGAAAAGAAAATGATTTATATATTTTTAAAAAAGGACACGAAGGAAAAAAAGAATTTTTTAAAGATGATTTTTTATCTTCTTTTATGGTTAAAAATTTTAATATAGACACATTATTATCGAACTCATAGTGTATTATATACAATATTATTGATTAACTGCATAATCAATAATAATTATAAATAATATAATATAATAATATTATACTATTAAATTTTATTTTTTTAAATTAAAAATCAGAATTATTTTCTTTAGCAATAATATAAACTATGGGTGGTGGTTTAATGCAATTAGTTGCCTATGGAGCACAAGATGTATATCTTACTGGAAATCCTCAAATTACTTTCTGGAAAGTGACTTACCGTCGTTACACTAATTTTGCAATTGAGTCTATTGAACAGACATTTAACGGACAGGCTGATTTTGGACGACGTGTCACTTGTGTGATTAGTCGTAA